GGGTCATTTTTATTTTGGGCAAAGGGGTCAGTGATATTTTGGCTTAAGGGGTCAATTCAACCTGGTCTAAGGGGTCATCCGAGCCTGGGTTTTCCAATATACATCAATTGGCCTGAACTCTATTTTAGGTTTGAAGCACTATGTAGGATGTGATGCCGAATGGCTGGACCATATTGCCTTTAATGTGACAAGTTATGCTGATTTCTATAAGAAACGGTGTCCTGCAAGTGACAATAGTTACCCAATAGATTTCGTAGCTCACATCTATGATCCGGTAACTAATACGGAACGAGTTGTTCAGTCGGTGACAAGTAATGGCAGCTGCGTTGTCCGGGTTGTTCATGGTGCTAAATGCGACATTCTTGCAAGCAAGGTTCATAAGACAGACACAAGTAGGTATACTACCCACTATTCAGCAGGATACTGGCTACCCGGATCACAATGCCGCGTAGTTGCCCGGTCAGGTCATAATGCGTATGCTAACGGCGGTTTTGCTTATATGTATGCAACCTACGCTTCCTTGTCCTCGTCCTCTACCTATGGTGCGCGGCTTGCCTTCCGCGGAAAATTCGTTATTGTCGGATAGTCCATTTAATTGATCTAACAGCGTTTTGGTGACACGTCACTAAACTTAAAAGGGTCTGCCTAATGCAGACCCTTATTTTTGTGCAAAAAATCACATAATAATATGGAAAAAATTTATGGAACGGCTATACGTCAGGACGGGCTGCAACGCATAGGGCGCGACACATGGGTGCTATTCTTCGGTCTTTATGAAACCGCAGACGGAAGCACATACGAGTATCGCCATACGTTTAAACACTGCCCGAAGCTTGATGAGATAAAGGCTGTCATCAATGCGCAGCTGTCGGCAGATTCAGACGAGCGGAAGCGCAACGGCTTCCAATGGCAGGGTGTACCTGTCCGCTACGATGAGGAAGCGGAGCGCAACATAACAGGCTTGTCGGTAAAGATACCGAGACTTGGAGCCGCGATGTTTCCTCTACGGTTCAAACTCGGTGATTATCCGGACGGCAGTCCTGCGTTCTATGAGTTCAAAGATGTAGAGGAGTTTGAGAGTTTCACGGACGCACTTATGTTATTCTCACAGGATTGCTATGCAAAGTCCTGGCAGGCTAAATCGGAAATTGACTGGACTAAATTTGAAGAAGCCTTATGATCGCAGAACTTATATGCGTGACGCTTTCATGCATCATCATGACGCTGTATCTCACGGCGTACATACTCAACGCAGGGTTGCCGACTTCAATCAGCGAGACCTACTATAATATCGAGTCGAAATGGCTCTTTCCTGTGTGTACAGCCATGGCAGGAGTGTTGGTACTTGTACCTCTGCTGAAAATTACCCCCGACCGATACCAGTTTGTGGCATTTTTTATTGTTGCCTCCATTTTGTTTGTTGCGACCGCTCCTGATTTTCGAGAGGAACTGACAAACAAAGTACACAGTGTAGCCGCCATAATACTTGGCGTATCGGCAATGGCATGGCTCATATTGACAAGTGGAGTGCCATACATGGCAATAACTGCGATACTGGTAGGACTGCTATTTGACCGCAGACGCTTTGTGTTTTGGCTTGAAGCTGGAATGTTATACAACCTATACGCATCCCTGATTCTGATGTTCTCATATCGTTAGGCCATGAGGATGGCACTTTCGACATCTTTGTATTATGTCGCAATAGTTAAAATGTGTCTGGGATGGTATGTCGGTAACTTTGCGCCGAACCAAAATAGTTTCATTATGAAAAAAGTATCAACCGACAAAGTGCTTCACTTTATTGTGAGCCTCATTTTGGCAATCCTCGCATCGACCGTTATTGCCAACGCGATTTACTACCTTATGCCCAACAACCCCGGCGCACGCACTGTCACTGCCTACGGAGTTGCCCTTTTCGTTACACTTGCCATAGGTGTGTGGAAAGAGGTCCACGACCGAAAGCAGATAGGCAATCACTTTTGCTTGAAAGATCTTGCAGCTGACCTTGCAGGAGCGGTCATCGGGAGCGTAGGCGCATTTATATCATACCTTCTTTAATTACAAAAGTTATGCACCCGAACCAATTATTATCTGACATCTTTCGGTGGATGTTCACTGTTTTAGGCGCAGCTGTGGCGATACTTGAACCCACCTTGCCATACATTCTCATCTGCACTCTCGTAATTCTTGCTGACTGCTATACGGCATGGTCTCTTTCAAGACGTGCGAGAAAGGCACACCCCGATCGCGTGAGCAAGGACGGGAAAAAATTCAAGAGCCACCATTTCGGCACGGTAATACTGACCATTCTGAAAGCGTGGGCATTGATTATCATGTCGTTTTTGATACAACGCCATATCACTGACGGGATGCCTATCGACCTAACGAAAGTGGCCGCAGGGGCAATATGCTTTTGGCAGCTATGGTCGATACTGGAGAACGAAAGCAGTTGTAACGGCGCGAAATGGGCCACCATATTGCAGAGAATACTCGTTGACAAAACCTCGCGCCATTTTGACATAGACCTTAACGAACTCAAAGACTGATTCATCATGATAGTTCTTATTGACAACGGACACGGAAGCGACACGCCCGGAAAGTGCAGCCCCGACCAAAAACTGAAAGAGTATCTCAAAAGCCGGGAGATAGCACGCAAACTGGAACTGGAGTTGAACTTGCGAATGGTAGATGCCCGACTTCTCGTGGAGGAGGACAAAGACATCAGCCTGCCCGAAAGATGCCGCAGGGTAAACAATGCCTGCGACAAGTACGGCAGTGAGAATCTGCTGCTTGTATCCATCCACTGCAATGCCGCAGGCGCGGACGGCAAGTGGAAGAGCGCAGGCGGTTGGTGCGTCTATACCTCACCGGGCCAGACAAAGGCTGACGACCTCGCAACGGAGATATGGAACGCAGCTGACGAGTGTCTGAAAGACTACAAAGAGCGTTTCCCCATATTGCAGGGGCAGGGCGCATACGACAGCAAGCAGAAACCTATGAGGGCCGACTGGAGTGATGGCGACCCCGATTATGAGGCCCGCTTCTACATTCTCGTCCACACTAAATGTCCGGCAGTGCTGACCGAGTCGCTTTTCCAAGACAACAAAGCCGACTGCGATTTCCTGCTCTCGGAAGAGGGAACAAAGACAATCGTGGAACTTCACGCAGAAGGAATCATCAACTATATCAAAAAGGTTAAGAAAGCATGAAAGATTTTCTGAAGATACTTTTGGCAGTAATCGCAAGTCTAATCGCAGTTCCATATATCCAAAAATGTCAATCGCCGCCGGATAACATTCCAGGCCGAGGGGAATGCGTGGCTGATACCATCACGTTATATGATACAATTCCGTATATTGAACCTGCGCCGGTCCGCTCACAGCATATTGGCTTGAAGAAGGTAACAATTCCTTCTCCGTTTCGCTCCGAAAGCGCAGAGCGATTACCAACGGACTACATAGACCGAGGCGCTGATAGTCTGCCCGATATAAGAGCGGACACCGCAGAATTGGGAAGCGCAGATGTTAAAGCAGATATCCCTGACAGCCTGACATTACAGCTGCCAGTCTCGCAGAACGTCTATGAGGGAGAGGATTACAAGGCATACATCAGTGGTGTATATCCTAGTCTTGACAGTCTGTTTGTATATCCCCGGCGCGAGATAGTGACAATAAAAAAGCCTCCCAAGCGGTGGCATATAGGACCGACAGTCGGTTTCGGCTATACTCCATACGGCTTTGAACCATTTATCGGGGTCAGTCTGACATATTCAATCATTGATTTATAATGGAAACGATAACCATACAAATATTTCAAGACGATGTGTATGAAGAGGTAGCTAAGGCGACCGACTACACAGGGTCGAAACTGATAGACAGCGACGAGGGCGCACGCGACCGCATCCTTGCGGCCGATGATGACCTCGCGGAATTGAGCAGGTTTTGGGAAGAGTCAGTGCTTGCCACCAACGAGAACCTAAAGGAAATGTTGGTGTCGGGTAGGACAAAACTCATCAGCACTATTGCCATAATTAACCCGACACCCACGGCACCGGTCATATCAACGCAGTCTGAAAACACAAACGCTTTACCCCCAGTTCTCCCTCCGGAAACTTTAGGTAAGACCGGTTACGAAGCTGTCATAGAGGTCAGCAAGTCGTTTGACAAGGTGCTGACCGCAAGCGTGCAGTCAACCCTGCGCAGTTTCTTCATTGCTTCGATCATCGGGCAATGGTTCAAATTCGCCAACAAGGGAGAAGCAAAGGACTATTTCACGCAGGCGGCCGACATGATGGAAACCGCCGAGCGGTTGCTATACAGCCGAAAAAAACCGACAAGGCCCACAGACTAATAACCATCTAACAAATTATAAATTATGCCATCGACAACTTTAGGCGCAAAGAAAGATGTCAAAGCCACAATCAAAATCTCGTGGCTTCTATATGACATCATGAATGAGACGTTCCTGCGCGGACGTACCATTCAGAACAAAGACAACCATAAAGAGGTTGCCAGTATGTTTGCCTCCGAGGACGAGGAGAATCGCGAGAAGATACTGCGCTCCGTCAAAAGAGCGTTTGCCGAGGTTCAGACCGAACTGGGCGAGTATCTGAACGAGAACGGTACAACCACAGACAACAGCCACTATGACGGAAGTCATGACCTTGTGCTTAACCTCACGATGCCCAGCAACTTCAACGAAGCTGCGACAACGGGCGTGGGTGAAGCCGTGCATGCATATCTCGCCAACACCTCCATAGCCGATTGGTACATGGTAACAAACAAGGCTGACGCCGAACAATACTATGCCCTCGCCAACAAGAACATGGAGTTAATCCGTCAGACCGTGAGCAAGCGGAGTCGCCCAGCACGTCCCACCGACTAATCCGACATCCCATGAGTTGCTTTTTGGAAGAAAAGGACGGCAGGATCAACGCTGTTTTAGGGTTCAAACGCGACCAGCTGCTGTATGACATAAAAAACTATGCCTTCATAGAAGGTAGCGTAATGGACACGGAAAGCAACCATAACCGCCATATGGTGCAGGATGTAGGCGAGGAGGGCAATGTGGACCGTGTGACCAGAGTGTTGAATCTGACTGTTGCGAAATGCAGGGAACTCTTGTATCCTTACACCAAGAACGAGTTGCACCGCACGGAACTGAACGACACCCTGCGAGAGCCGAAAGTATATGGAATAGTGTTGAGCGTTCCTACAGATTTCTCGCAGACCACGCTCTACCTGCTTGAGAACCTCATACACGAATATCTTGTGTGCAAGGCTGTGTCGGACTGGCTGAGCATAACCAATCCGGCAAAAGCGCAGGTGTGGGAGGCGAAAGCAGAGGACGCAGAGAGCGAGATACGGGCAAATCTGCACGCAAGGATAGCAAGGACACGCCGCCGACTCCACCCATTTTAAGGTTGCCATATTTAAAGCGAAAGACCGCTGTGCATCACGCATGGCGGTCTTTCTT